TTAACTCCCTCAATCACCCAAGATTGAATACGGTTAAGAGAAGATCTAAGATCTGGGAAGTACTCCTTCTCAAACTCATCAAGTGAAGCATCATCTATTGAAATAGAAAGTTTGCCCAGAATTAGCTTGATTCGGGATCTCCATTCTGTCCGTATCTTCTCTTCCTCCGCTTGATTTATCGGATCAAAGTTAATTACCTCAAATCTGCTTTGTATAGCATCTGGTACTTTATTGAGCCAATTACAAGTAGCTATGAACCTTGTATTAGAAGCAAATTTTTCTATTGTACCTCTAAGAGCCTTATAAAATTGATCGGAAGCACCATCAAACTCATCAAGGACAACAACCTTTTTAGAAGACTTACCATCCATAATGCTCATGGTGGAACAAAAGTCATTTATCTTTGTTCTGATAGTGTCTACTGAACTCTCATCAGAAACATTTATAAAGATGTGCGGGAGACCGTTCGAAAGTATCTTTGCCAGAGTGGTTTTCCCACATCCAGGAGATCCTGCTAAAAGTACATTGTGATTTAGTCCCTTATTATCAAATAAAGACCGGATCCTATCAGGGAGGATCATGTGTCTAATTTCTTTCGGTCTTAACTTCTCAGTAAGGAGTTGGTCTATCATAAAAAAGCTCTTTATCCTTGTACAGAAAAAAGAGCCTTAAGTTTCCCATTTAGAACAAGTTAGACATGTCGTCTGGGTCGGATTTATCGTTCCTAATTTCTATAAACCTGGGTAAGAAAAGACTTCGATTTTCGTGCTTATCCGTAATTGTTACGTTATACTGCACAGCTGCAATCTTACCTATAAGATCATTCGGATTTTCGCTTAGTATTTCTAGATCTTTATCAGTAAATCCAGAACCAATTTTTACGTTGAGAGTTTTTGATTTATCGGTGCAATCCAGTCCACCTATAAATCCCTCCCTTTTACCCTCGCCTGGATACCACCCAACAACTTCGAGATCACAATCGTTGACCTCTTTAAGTTTTATCCAACTTTTACTTCTTTTACATTCATAGAGGTGGTCGTTTTTACATATAACTCCTTCTCCACCTTGATTTACAATGTCTTTATAAATGACCAAGGTATCCTCCATAGAATCCACCTCCCACATCTGACCTAACCTAATATTTGATCCCTCTGGTAGAAGGTCCAGCGTTTCTGATAGCTTCTTTCTCCTTTTAATATAAAGAACAGAGCCCCTTCCTTTTTCGAGGGTTGAATTATCCTCCATATCAAACACATTAAAAAGGAAATTTGCATCTATATTGTCTGGGGCTGTGCCTTTAAGAATCTGTGTCACCTTTCCCGAAACAGACTTTCTGTTTAAATCTGTTAACTCGCCATCATAGAAAATAGCAGTATGTCCAGCTGCATCAGAGATAAGGGAAAGATCCTTAGCAATGTTACTAAGCTTAGAGGCATCCAACTCATTAAAAGCACGAGTATAAAAAGAGAATGATCTATCAGGATTCATCATGGCAATAACACGAACACCGTCGTATTTCTCCTCGCAATATATTTTATCCCACTTTTCAATTTCCTCCTGCTTATCCGTAGCTAACATTAAAGAAGGATCCGGAATGATTTCCTTCCCGACAGCTTTGTTTATAAGCTTTGCGCCAATTCCTACATTCATTCTCTTAGTGAGGATCCTCATAAGCATCTTTCTTATTTCGAGATCCTGATCTGGGTATTGCACAAAAGAATGGTCCAGTAAATCTTGCGCCCTTCCTCTCAATAAATCATTGGCTGCTGGAGCATTCTTCAGATCCTCTATGAGAGAAACAAAGGAATCCCAAAATGAATCGGGATTTGTTGAATAACTTCTCACTGGTTGCTCCTCTGAGAGGTCTAGTTTGTGTAGTTTGGTTGTTACAAATGGATTAAAACAGATATCCAGAATATAAGACATCTCCTCGGTGAGATTTTGTGAGATCAATCTCTGTTTCTCCTTTTGTGAACCGTTACCTGTAAGTTCTTCCAGCTGGCAAAATATTTCTAGCTCTTTAAGCATATCAGTGTATTTTAAACAAAACTAAGCAATAAGAACGCAAATAAAAAAAGAATCCACAGCAAAGTGGATTTAATTAGCTAAAAAATTGAGACGGATTATTATATCCTAAACGAAGAATCTGGTACTGCTACCCCCTTTTTATTTACCACATTTGCACAAGCGCTATTAGCAAATTCAATAGATTCACCAGTATTACCAGTAGATAAGTACTTCAGCGAAAAGGCAGATATAAAAGTATCTCCAGCACCACTTACATCGATGGTATCCTGTGGATTTGAACTTGGGTAGATCTCTCCGTTAAACATAGCACCATTGGAACCTAGGGTTATTATAAACTTCTCTGGGTACTTATCCGCCAGGTCCTTGTTGTTTTCATATTCTATCTCATTCAGTTTAACGAATGTTATTTCCTGTATAAGATCTTCAGACAATTTCTTCTTACTATCCATAAGAACCAAGCTGCCCTGATTAGCTATTTGCTCTATATGAGATGTGGTAAGAAATCCCTTGTTATAGTCGCTGATTATTACCAGATCAGACTCGTTAATCGTACCTCTCTTTCTAGAAGACATAAAGGAAAAAGAATCCATTGGAAAACTTTCGCCCTCGTCAACCCGAACAATCATATGGTTACTCTTCTTCTCAACGAACCTAATTTTCTCTATCTTATTAGCCTGATGCCAATGAACAACCTCTATGTCATCACTTAAAGAATTCAGGTTATCCACGACGTTCCCCGCCATCCCATTATTTTCTACAATTTCGATTGGGTTAAAAACAGGAACTGGAGCTTCTGGGCACATTCTACTTACCTCTCCGTAAACAAACCGATCTATACAGAGTTCACCTACTACTAAAACCTTTAACATAAAAATTGATTTAAGAACCTTACTTATTTATAGTGTGAAACTATCTGAAGATTCCTCCTCACCTCCAGCTTCCTTAGCCTTTTCCTCGGCCTTTTTCTGCTCCATCTCCTTATACTTCTCGTTTTTCTTATACTCGTCCATCGTAAGTCCAAGATACCTCTTTATTAGGAAATTCTTATCAAAATAAGGTTCTTCCTCTTCACCAATCTTCTGCTTCATCTCACCAAGATCATTTACAAACTGTGCTCTCTTAGTATAATTCTGAAGCTGTATAAATTCTTCAAAAAGATTCTCCCTAACATAAGTTAGGCCTAAATTTGATTTAAAAGATCTGTCCTTAGATAATTCAGGAAAATCAAGACACATTTGTATATACAAGGGTTTCACCAATATTTCTTGGAAAATAGATCTGAGCCTTGTTAGGAATTTCTCAAATCTAATCTCATCCCTTTCCAATTGGTCGATGCTAATTTGATAATTAGCAGGAGTTCCGTTTCTGAAAGCAAACCTTGCATATGGTATCTTTGAATCCTGTTTAAGCTTATTGTAGAAATAAATTACGTTATCCATTACATTGAAATCAGGACCATTAGGATCTAATGTTTCAATTTGGGGAGATTGCCCATCTTTTTCCGGAAATAAGTAGTTCTTATAGAATTGAACCTTCGGTCTACCATTTACAGTGAGTTCACCCGAAGAATCGTTTATTTCCATTTCTTCCTTGTAAATAGACATAAGCTGTCCCAATGTCTGCATTGCCTTTTGTTGAGATTGGGAACCCACAGGAATTACAAATTTTAGTCTGTATGATGCATTCATAACATTCCATATAACCCTGGTGTTTTCCATGATTCTTAGAATATTATAGGATCTAATTAAACGTTCTACATAGCTTACCCTAGATATAGTATTACCCTTTGCGTAAGAAATATAGATAACCTGCTCGCTTTTAAGATTTCTGGTCATCTTGCTATCACCAGGATACTGAATCCATATTTGTTGATACTCACCATTTGGTTGAGGTTGTGTAGCAGGTTGCAATGAAGTAGGGTCTAGCTCTTTAAAACCAACTATTTTTTTACCGTCGGTGGAATATACGATTTCAAAAGCAAGAAATCCATCTATAAGAAATTGCTTAAAATATTGCCAAGCTAGTATTCCCTGTTGAAAACCAAAAAGCATATACATGTTTCTATAGTTTTCGTCTAGTTTATCTATAATATTAGGCTTTAGGTCTATATTAGAAAGAGATGGATACCCAATAAAATTCTTGTCATCATAATTTATAGCATCGTCTGTAAGTGTATCTAAGATAAAATCAATTTCGCCGTTAAGGGAAAATTTCCTAAGGAAGTCTCTTTTGCCTAAATAGTCCTTATCGAAATATGCTATATACTTTCTTACCTTAGTATCTTGATAACCAAGAGTCCAATAAAAAGCATTATTCTCAGTGAATCCTGTACCTTGCTCATTAAAGAAATTAGATTCTGTAGCACCAATAGCTTGGGAGTTACGAATAACCATGTCTTCGTACTCCATACCAAATCTCCCCACCTTGGATAAATTCTTATAAAGATTCCCAAGGAAAGATCTTTCTGCTACGTAATCTAAAAATCCTGCCATCCTTTATTACTTATTCTTGAGGAGGGGCTTCCTCCGTTGATTCCTCTGCGGGTTCCTGTGCTTCATCTTCATCCTTTTCTTCTTCAGCCTTTTTAGCTTCTTCTTCCTTCCTTTTTTGAATCGCCTCCTTATTACCTTTAATATCATCAGCATTCATACCCAGATGGGATTCAATTAAATAAGCTAAAGAGAAGAAGGGCTCACCGGAGTCGTCGGTTAAAGTGTACATGCCATCTATTTGCTCCTTCTTTTTAAGCATGGTTTCTATCTCCTGGTTTATCCTAAACGGATTATCAGAAACAAATTCCAAGCCCAACTGACTCTTGAACAAATAATCCTTCTCCAGCTCGGGGAAGTCTTTACACATCTGTATCCAAAGTGGCTTAACAAGGACATCTTGGAAAATAGATCTAAGCCTAGTAATAAACTTGGCAAATCTTATTTCTTCCTTATCAAGTCCTTCAGCGCCATTTGAATAATTTCCAATCGATCCGCCGTCAGGACCCTGGAATCTAGAAAAAGGAACCTTCGATTCTTGAACCAGCTTGTCATAAAAGTAAGCAAGCGGTTGAGGGTCGTTAAGGTTTGGTCCAGCATTATTTATAGGCTCTATAGTTGGAGTACCATTTACACCAGAAGGCATAAGGTAATTTTTGTAGAACTGTATTTTAGGTCTACCATCTACAGTTAATTCCCCGCTCTCATCATTAAACCTAATATCTTCTTTGTAGATACTCATCAATTCACCTAAGGTCTGCATTGACTTTTGAGGTGACCTCGATCCAATTGGTACCGTCATCTTCATTCTAAAAGATGCGTTCATTACAGACCAAATAACCCTGGTGTATTCTATAATTCTTAGAATGTTGTAAGGCCTAATAAGTCTTTCAACATAACTAACCCGAGAAACTGTATTACCTTTGGCAAAAGAAATATAAATAACCTGAGAATCATAGAGCATCCTTCTCTTGTTAATATCATTAGGATACTGATACCAAACATTTAGATATGTTCCGTCTGGCTGTTTTTCAACAGAAGGCATTAGAGTTGTAGCATCTAATTCCTTAAATCCTATTATCTCCTTACCCTTGTCATTATATACAATCTCAAAGGCAAGGAATCCATCAACCATCAATTGCCTGAAGTATTGCCAAGCACTTATATCATCAGTAAAGCCGAACATGTCGTACAGCTTTTTAAAGTTTTCGTCGATTCTATCCTTTACTTTGTCCTTTACGTCAGTTAAGTTTAGGAATGCAGGATGTGCGAAGAAGTTTTGGGGATCGAAAGTTATAGCTTCATCACAAACGGTATCCAGGATGTACTCAATTTCAGGATTTAAAGCAAACTTTCTTAGATAATCCCTTTTACCAGCATAATCTTTATCATAATAACTAATAAACTGCCTGGTTGTAGTGTCTTGCCTTCCTAAAGAATAAAGCAAGCTTTCATCGTCAATAGCTTGCTTTTTCATGAACTCAGCTTCTATCGACCCGATAGCTTGCGAGTTCTTAATCACCATATCACCATATCTCATACCAAAGTTACTAAGAGACTTTACAGACTCTCGTATTCTCTGGAATATTGGGCTTCCTTCTTGATTTTCGTTAAATCCGGCCATTTATAGTAATATGATCTAGTTTTTGTATTAGAGACTAAGCATTTAATTTCGATCTATAATCATTATATATCCCACTGGTAGATTGACCCTCTATCCTAAAATCGGAAATATATGGGATTCTGACCCAATCCTCATAATCTACAACGCTCACTTCTGCTATAAAATCCCTCTTAAAGCCCGTTAAAGATGTTTTCCACCCAGTCCCGCTTAGGAGCCTGTCAAAAGATTGAGTAATATTTCTTACCGGAGCTTGAGAGGAGTAAGGAAGCTGGGAATTTTCCTTAAATAGGGGAAAGTACTGTTCCCATAATTTGAATAAAATGTTCCCTCTATAGTCGGGAGGAATAACATTAAGATCTAGAGAAATCAGAATATCAGAACCGTTATGTCTTTCCTTCTTTACAAACATGAATATTGGAGACCTATCTATGAATGGATGTTTTTCAGAAACCATTGTCTTGGTTTTATATGAAGCTGAATAAATTTTCCCAGGTATAAAATTTCCATCAAATTTCATATTACCACCATCACCGCCTGGGCCATACTTACCAAAAAAGTATCTGTTTGAATCGGTCGAAACCTGAGAGACCGAACTAGATCCATCCCTCAAATCCTTTATCTGCTCTTCAAAGGATTTCACTTGCTCTTAAATAAAAAATTCTCATCAACCACGCCGAATTTATAGCCTCTAGCATCTGCCCATCTCTGAGCCGCTTTAAATTTTGCTTGGTTGGTAATCCATATTTGCATCTTGTGATTATAAGACTTAAGCTTTTTGAGTGTGCTATTTCCCTCTAGAATCGGTCTCTTAAAGTGCTTTTCTGGCTTTACCTCTATTATCCAATCCTGTGTTTGTCCATCATCTTTAAGGACCTGCATATAAAAATCCACATTATACTGATGCTCTTTCTTATCTAATGGATTGTAATAAGGAATTGATATAGGTTCAGAACTCCATTTAAGGATTTTTTCATTATTGTCACAATAGCGACAAAATCTAAATTCCCACGAGGATCTACATATTATGTTATGAACGTCGCCGATATATTTGTCTGGGTTTTGAGCTACATATAGTCCAGACTTATAATCCCCGTTGGGTTTTATTTTTTTTATATCCGGCATTTCTACACATTATACGTATTGTCATCTCCGGTTATGTATGAAAAAGGAATAGTTTTTGGAGCTTTTGGTGGATGTATTTTTTTCCATCCTTTAGCAAAACCATTTTTAGCTATCTGTGTAAAGTATGCAAAGGGGTTATTAGATTTTTCTGGATTGAACCTATTCCAATATTTGCAAAGGTCCTCCATAGCAAAAGCCATACAGTCTGCTTTATCATCAGGATCCCGGTAAGCCATCTTCTTAGATATACCTTGAACCATTAGGCCAAACATCTCTATAGTCTCAGGTGTGAGTTCACCTTTTTCCTTTGACTCCAATACTGCAGCCATCAGATCTTTATTCCTTACATAAGCCTTTGCCATAACCTTTATACTTATATTATTTTTAGTTTAAACCTCGAGGTTAGTTTCGACCTAAGCCTTATCCTCTTCGGTACCATCTTCAGAAGAAATGAGCGTGTCCCCAGTAGGTTCCTTTCCATCTGGGGCGACGCTCATTTTATCTTCGATATTATCGACGAAAGGCTCTGGAGATTCAGATTGCTCCTCTCCCGTAGGAGCAAAAGACCAAACTTTACTAAGTATTTTTCTTAGTTTTTTTTTGACTCCTCGCTTTCGTCAATGTTATATCCCATTTCTGGGTTAACTTCTAAATCAGTTTCTGCTTCAGTACCAGCTGCTGGTGCTTCTGCTAATTCCTGGTTAGTTTTCATGATATCGGCTGCTGCTTTTTCTGCCTTGGCAACTTCAACATCATATTCTGCTTTGTGCTCACCACCAGGGGCAACTGATAATTGCTGATCTGTTTTTTCCATATCATCAGCCTCATCAAGGTTATATCCCATCTCATCGCCAACTTCGTGATGTAATTCCTTGTCAGTACCATCTCCAGGAGCAGATGCCATGTCTGAGTCTGTTTTTACCATGTCAGGATTTGACTCTTCAGCTTTAACTGATTTTACCTCATAATCCGCATGAGATCTTCCACCCGGTGCTTCTGCTAATTGCTGATCTGTGTTTTCAACATCTCTTTCAGACAACTCCGAATTTCCTTCGGAAGGAGCTGTAGCCATTTCGTTATCTGATGACTCCACTTCCTCTGTATTTTCATTTACGTTATACCCAATCTTATCAACCAAAGAATCCTTAAGCTTAACGCTATAATCAGTTTCCTTTTCGCTTCCTTCAGGAGCTTCTTCTAAATTAGCGTGGTCTTCTTTCTCGATATCTTTTTTACCAGCTTCATCTTGATCCTTAGCTGCAGGTGCTTCAGAAGTATTTGCCTTTAGTGTAGAAGCTGGAGTTTTATCCTTTTCAGATGCTGTTTTGTTCTCCGGAGCTACTGCCATATCCTGAGAAGACTCTTCCAAAGCATCCTCTGTATTTTCTTCAGCAGTTTCTATCGGTGTTTCGTTCTCTTTAACCTCCTCTTGAGTTTCATCAGCTTCCTGATTTTCTTCACCAGCAGATTTTAGAGCTTCCTCAATGTCAACGATTTCATCCATTCTGAAATCACCGGTTCTTCCGTTATCCATTAGTACAGTGTAAGAACCTGACGTACTATCCATAGAAATAATCTTTCCTGTATTTCCGGACTCCTTTACCTTTACGTAATCACCAACGGTGAATTTTTGATCCTCGTTTAAATCCTCCATTTCAACAGAAGAAGATTCTATTTTTTCGATCTCCTCGTTAACAGCCGACCATTTTTTCCTAAGCGAAGATAGCTCCTGCTCAAGCATATGCTTGGCTCTTGCCATTTCCTTAGAGTTTTCGTAAAGTGGGTTGGTAGCCATTGCTTGTGAGATCTTATTGATCTCATTTTCTACAATAGCGATATTGTCAATAATTTGCTTTCTATCATTAAGCATAATTGACTTAATTCTATTCTCACCGTCCAAGAATTCAGTTAATCCTTCAGAAATATCATATTTCATAAGATCCTTAACCATTGAAGTAGCTTGCGTACCATTTACTTGGAATAAAGAATTCTCGTTCATTCCTTCGTTGATCCTGTTAAGATAAAGGTTTGAGTTCCATTTAATCAAGTTTACTGATACACCTTCGAAAACTTTAGATTCTAACCTTTTAGCAAAATCAAGCTCAACAACATTTGAGAAGTTTTCATAAAGATTAATGATGTCAGAAACTGCTTTCGACTCATTAACTCCCAAGCTTCCAGATATTTCTAATGCTATCTGCTTTGCCAATTGAGTTGTGTCACTAAAGTTAATCTTATTCTCTTTAGAATAGATTGATACAGAGTCAGACTCTTCCACAATCTTGAAGCTGCTGTTTCCAACATAGAAACTTAGTCCACTTTCGTTAATTTTAACCATCGGAGAGTAAAATGACCCTAACAAAGTTTTAAATGACTCTGGCAGAGCAGAGTATTCAACATTCGAGAGTCTCTTGATTCCCTCAGAATTACCTTCAAATACATTACTACCAATAGTAAATACTGTCTTACCACCAGAAACGTGTACTGGAGAATAAACTTTCCTCACAGAAGAATTACCATTGTTAACCGGTATACTTAGCTTAGACTCTGAGGATTCCATTAAAGAAAGCGTATTAACAAGATTTCTTACCGTCGGGTTAAAAGACCATCTCGAGATCTCTTTGGACAAAAGTGAAACGGACTTATTCTCTGATATCAACCACTTATTCAGAGATTCTGTTACTGGAGAATAGAAATCAGCACCAGCGTTCTTTTCAATAGAATATAAAGCCTTTGAAACCTCAATCTCAGGTCTTAGCGAAGCGACGTTTTCCTTAATTGTCTCTACTGCTGATTTTACTTTGTTATCCCAGTTGAAGTTTTGTAGCTCCTGGACAAATGCCTCAGCTAATAAAAATTCAGGGGTATTATTGTTCTTTAAAAGATGAGTAAATTTCTCGCAAAGGATTTTTACATTCGGATGCTCGTAAATGCCAGTGCCTTTCAAAGATAGAATAGACTCGTATACACCAAGATTATTAACTGCCTGTGAATCAATGAATGCTTTAGCTGAAGGATCCTTTTCTGCCACCTCCTTAAGACTCTCAGAAATATTAGTAACTTCAACAGAATCATCTTTCTTACCATCTACATAAGATCCAGAATTTTTAGAGGTATTAGATCCAATACCACCCCAAGATTCCATTAGTTTTTGAGCTGCTGATTTAGATCTTTCTATTTCTTGCTGTCTTAGCATTTCGATAGGATTTGCAGCGGTTTCGCCTTCACTTTCCTTTACTACCTGGTCAACAGATTCAAGGATTGCGGATTCATTTACAGATTCCCCATTTTGTATTTTATTAATGTGGGATTCGCAAATCGATCTAACTTCAGGGTTAGTGGTTGTTTCCCTAAGAGTTTTTAATTGATTAAGTAAGTCCATTCTACTTGTGTTTTTTTGCTTTCTATATATCACACCTGTGATATTGAAACTTTTCCATTATATAT